TTCTAAATTCCCCTGAAATTCAAGATCTAGCAATGAAAAAATATACTGCAGTCAACAAAAGAACATTAATGAATAGAAATGTTCTTTCAGAATACTCTTCGCCAGCAAGAGTAGCTGGATTTCTTGGTGCTGCACATTTGTTGGGTGCTACTCAAGTTTCCAAATATGGCATTTCGGGTAAAGATGCAAATAATGTGTCAGGAACAGAATATTTTAATATTGGCGGAGGCAGTCAAGGGGGTTTCAGTATATCACCATCTGGAACTGGTAATATTTCAGGCGGTAGGTCTGGTGCGGCAGTTTTACAAGTATCTGCGGAGCAAGCAACGAGGGGAGCAGGTGGTGGTAATGTGGTTGATAACTCAACCGTTGTTACTGATAATTCAGTTAACCAAGCTTCTTCGACAAATGTTAGTCTGCCTGCACGAGCAAGCAATAACTCACCACCTCAGGTGAGACCAGATCCAGTAAGAGGAGATGGTTTCTATGGATTATTGAACTGATGATAGAACTTACAGAAGCAGCAAAAAACAAAATCTCTGATATTGCGATAGAGCAATCTCTAACCACATTGAAAGTTAGACTATTCATTACAGGTGGTGGTTGCTCTGGTTACAACTATGGGTTCACGTTTGAGGAGAAGGCAGAAGACGATGACTTCGAAGTTGATAACCTACTTGTAGACTCTATAAGTATGCAATATCTTCAAGGATGCACAGTAGACTATCAGGACGATGGTCTCAATGCTCAGTTTACTATAAAGAATCCAAACGCAACAGCGACCTGTGGTTGCGGACAAAGTTTCGCTACATAAAAAAAAGGGAGATCCGAAGATCTCCCTGAAAGTAAAACAGAAGAGGGCATCACTCCTCTGCTAATTTTTCAAAGAAGGATAGACTTTCGTCATCCTCTTCTCCAAAAGATACTTCATCACTTACTTTAGGTGCTGGCGCACTCTTAGGTGCAGGTGCAGCAGCAACTGGTGCAGGATCATAATCTTCTGCTTTAGTAGATGGTGCACTTAAACCAAGCACACGATCCAATTTTGCTTTGAGTTCCACATAAGACTTGAAGTTTTTTGGATCTAAGAACTCTTGTAGAGAATGCTGTTGATTGTATACCTTCTCTAACTCGTCATCATCCCCAGCCATTAATGGCGAAGCGGAATCAAACTCAGACTTATCATAGTTCCGATATCCTTCAACCTTACGAATCTTCAATTTAAAATCAGCACCTTCCCAGAAGTCAAATGGGTTTACTGGTGTCTCATCCTCAAACTCAGGATTCATTGTTTCGTTGATTTTATCCCAAATCTTTTTACCAAAGGAGTATAAGAATACCTTACCTTCGTTAGCAGGATTACCAGGATCTTTTACAACATAGATGTTAGCATGGTACTTCAAGCGTCGTTTCTGTTTCCTTGCTTGTTCTTTACCAGCTTCGGTTCCGTTATTCCATAGTGTAGAGTTGAACTCACCGACTGGATCCTTTTCACCGATAGTTGTAAGAGAGTTTTCAATATACCAACCACCTGTTCCTTGGAATCCGTGATCAAAGACACGCACCCATGGAACATCCTCATTAGCAGGCGCAGGCAGAAAACGAATTACAGCAAAACCGTTTCCTGACTTGTCAACCTCTGGTTTCCAGAAGCGATCATCACCACCACGTTTTTGTTGCTGAGCACCAGCAGAGAGTTTGTTGGATTCTTGAACTAGATGTGACAAAGAACTGCCACGTGACTTCTTTAGACTTGCAAAAGACATATGTTTACCTCGTATTAGCGTTGTATGTTTATCGTATCCACAGTATTACATAATATAAAATCAGGCAAAGGAATCGAGAACTATCCTCCGATATTTTGCCTTGTCAATCTGTATCGCTTGGTGGAAAAATGGGCGATACTTATTCATCAGAAACAATAGATCATTCATCATTCTATCATCATACTTTAACCATAATTTAGAATAACCAACCAAATCATCAAGAATGATCAATGTTTCCAAAGAAACTTTTCTTCTAAGATACAGACGATATAACAATGGATGTCTACCGTCTTGCATCTTCAAAGATGAATCAAGAGATACATCTTGATCCACAATACTTATTATATCCTCTTTAAAGGTATAAGTCAAGGAATCTATTTTCTTTTTCCACTTCTTCATATGTATCAGGTTCTCACCTGACATTAGATTCCCAATCCAATGCTCAGTTCCAGAAGTATAGTTTGCTAAAAGGAACTGAACGAATTCTTCTTTCTTAAACTTGCGTGATGCTTTCTCAAAAAAGTATCGATCTTTTCTACTGAGAAAGGCAGACTCACTTGCTCGGACTTTACCATTATATTTGAAATAATCATAGGTCTTCCGAGTAAAATGTTGATTCAACGCAAGATATACTTTGTATGTATCGAACGCATTCATAATCATCATATGGGAAGTTTAGCACCTTCTTGTTTGATCATTCTCAACTCTTGACATTCAACCGTCATCTTTTGCTTAATCAACGGAGATATAAGTTTGGCAGCAGTTTCCACTTCCATTTGATTCTTATCGCACCAATGTAGCACTGCGTCAAGATATGTTAGTTTGTGATCTCTTACCAATTCCTCTATGATAATAGAGAACTTATCTTTTGTCATTACTTCGATCATTCAGAGTCCTTTTAAGATTTAGATTTAGATACTATTATAAAGGATACCTCTAGAAATGTCAACTAAAATATTCTTGCAGCGCAGAAAGAACTCCCCAGATCGCCAATATTACCAGACTTGGGATTATAGGAGTTACACTGCGCGGTTTTTTCTTCATTATATGATTACAATGCCCTCTTTGATAAGTCTTTCTCTGTTTTCCATATGCATTTCATGTAATGACTCTTTGGATCCTCCGAAGTAAGGAACACAAAACCCCTCATCAATCATAATATCAGTGATAAGGCATCCTTCTTGTCCTTTATATTCAACAGCAAAGTCGCCAAGTATTCTACCGAACTTGCCTTTCATATCTTCACCATTCTTATTGATTTGTGTTTTCAATATAGAGGTTTTACCTAATAGACTTTTAAGTTTTTCTTTTGCAGCAAGACCAAACTTCTTTTCTACTTTATCACGAGTGCGTGATTCAGGTGTATCAATACCCATAACTCTTACACGTTCATTAGCTAATACAATACCAAATCCTAAATCAATGTCCACATCAACTGTATCGCCATCAACCACTCTTCTTATTTTACATTTATATTCATACATATTTAATTTCCCTTGACATCTACTCTGGAAAGACCATTTGCTCTTGTACAACATATGGATCTTTAATCTCACCAGACTCAATTCTGCGTCTTTCTTCGTTACGCAAATAAGTTACAATAGCAACAATATCCATTCCGTCAATAGTTGTACCAAACGCACCCATTGTGCCACCTAAACTTTTATTGGTAATACCAACACTGATAGTTGTGAAGATTGCCATATTGGTATTTGCACTGTATGTGAATTTACCGCATGTTAAGCATGGCCCTTTACCACCTTTGCCTTGACCACCGTGACAGAAAGAACATCGTCTGTCATACCACTCTCGACCATTTTGTACTGTGTCTGCGTTGCTGATATCCAGTGCCAGATCATTTTCGTTCATCTGGTGCTGTTCTGCTGAAAATACTAGTGTTGGAATAAACAATATTAAAAATAAAATTTTTGACATACTATACCTCCACCGCTATTTATTCACTCCCAATTTTATTATTACGTTTGCGATGACCGTTCCATGCCATAAACCCACCGATGCGTAATGCCCAATATGCGAGATAGTTTAGTAGGTGAAATCCATTCTGTTCGATATTGATATCACGGAATATGATATCTGCACCCTTTTGAGTAAGTTTACCCATGGTGTCTTTTTTGTTTTTCTTGAGGAGTGTCTCATACTTGTATGCGTAGTCGTGTATCAGACCACCCATCAGTAGAACGCCAGTAGGAGATAACCACGATGCTAAAAACTTAGGAACACTAGCACCATCAAACTCAAAACCTTTTGGTATGATGTAGTTCTCACCATTGATTGAGTAATGAAAGTCTTTGTCTATTTCCCATTTTCTTGAACCTGTCAACCACAACCAAATAGCACCCCAAAAACCTTTACCAGAAGTTGCTATCTTTATTGGTTTCATCGAGGGCATATCCTTGTATGAAAATCCAATGAGTGTTTGATACTTTTGATCGACGCCAAACATATTAGCAATCCAACCAATTACAATCAAGATACCTACAACAGTGAACTGCCACCAAGTGGTCAGTTGTTCTATTACGAAATCCATAATGCCATCTCCTATTATATATTTTTATTATTATCATAACGAAGAAGGTGGGTTTTTAAGGAACCCACCGAAACCTGCGATTCATATATTTAACGTGGTTTGTGGTTTACCACCAACCTGTTGCAGTTCCCACCCAACTTACTACGATAGTGACAACAGCAACATGAGCTGCTAAGTTCCAATCTAAAGACATATTGGTCTCCTTTTGTTATTGAAAAATAATAGTTGTTTATGCAAAAGCACAACTACCAAAGCTTATCTACTTTGTCGTGGCAACAAAAACTCCATTCCAATCCTTTGGAAGTTTTTGCGTTTTCATAAACTCGCATCGTTCAATCCACATATCATAATAAGAATCCATTTGTCCATCAAACGAACCTTTTAATTTATTACATAATGTAACTGATTTCTTAAAACTTTGCTCTTGATAAAGTTTATGCATTTCATCATGCAGTTCTTTATCCTTAGTCCATTCTACCATGTAGTGATTACTCCAAGAAAAGGTATCACCCTTCTTCCCTCGTAACACTGTGTAGATATCTAATCCATAAGATTTACCCTTCACCGCTAAATCGTCAAGTTTCAAATAAAAGAAATCTGACTCTGTTCTAGTATAAGTCTCTGGTCCAACAATCAATAACACACCATAATTTTTACACTGACTCTCAAGTCTTGCAGTTGTACTTACAGCATCACCCAATACATCATAAGCATGGCGAGAAGTTGAACCCATCTCACCAATGAATCCGAATCCTGAATTTATGCCAGCACCCATGCCGACTTCAGGTATTCCTTTGGTTTCTAAAAACTCATTGTATTTATCAACCGCAGAAAGCATATTTAGTCCTGTTTGAACTGCGTTGTGTGCGTGATTGGGGTCATCCATCGGTGCATTGTGTATATGCATCGACGCATCACCAATATATTTGATCACCATACCGTTTGCATCAAGCACTGGTTGTGTAATCGCATCCATATAACCATTCATCACTTCAGTCAAACCCTTTACATCATCACCATATTTTTCACCTAAATTCGTGAAACCTCGCAGATCACTGAAACAAATAGTAATGTCTTTCTTGATACCATCTTGAACTAATGATGGATTCTCTTGTAATAGTTTTACCACCTCTGGTGAGCAGTATCCAGCGAATTGCTTTTTGATTGCTTGTTTCTCTAGATATTCACGCACAAACTTGATACCGTAGGTGTGCAGTGCAACAAGTATTATAGTGATGGTTGGTGCAGTAGCATCCAATAGAAAGAGGTTTTTACTGAAAAAATACATGCTCAGAGGGACGAGAGACGCTCCTAAGAGCACCGTTAGACCTAAACCTACCCATATCCACCTTGACGCGATAATGATCAGGAGAGACGCTAGAAACAGTCCTAGAACCTCTATATTCTCCGCCCAATAGGGACGTTCGATGTTAGTCTGATTGAACATAGTCCCTAACATAGATGCCTGTATCTCGGCAGGGAACATCGCACCCATTGGTGTAGGAACTGGATTAGCAATA